CGTCGGCATCATCGAGAAGCTGAGCTGTAAGGAATGTAATGCTTTAAAAGGTTTCGCAAAGGGACCGAAAGCGGATCAGTACCTTGAGAAGTGGGGGTTGAATGAGCAGTGAATACAAAGAGAGGGAGAAAATCCTCGATCAGATCAGACGTACCGCAGACATTATCGTGGATGATGCGGATAAGCGTGAGCAAAGCACCACGAATAAGCAACGAGGCGAGACCATTAAGCACCTTGTCGATTTGCTTAAAGATAAGTGGGGCGCTCGGTGATTTTCGTGCGGTGGCCGCGTAATTAGAACAGCTTTCTTGCTGGAGAAAATAGTTCTGCGGCCCCGCAAGTCTTCATACTAAATGAGATAGCCGACTGCAATATTGTGGTCGGTTTTTTTACGTCTTGTACTCAATAATTTTGTGTTGACAGTAGTGGCCGTAGGGGATGACGACACGCTTCCATTCGTGAGGGAGTTGGTGGCGTTCGCTTGAGTAGACACAGACTTGCACAAGAGTGTTTCGACCGTCGATCCATTTGTGATCTGCCACGACTAGGAACAACAGCCACAGTGTCATATCGCACCGTCCATCTTCATCTTGATTAGCCAGAAGAAGATGCCGACCACTGCTGCGGCGGCAAGACCGAGTGCGCCGAGCAGCATTAGCCCCTCAATTCTTTCCTTGCGTTCCTTCTCTAGGCGTCGGAGTTCTTCCTTTCGTTGGTTCTTTATGTCTATGCGAAGTCTTAGGAGTTCCTGCCATGCTGAGTGGCCGCGTGTCATCACGATCATCTCGCGAAGTTGGCTCTCTAAGTCTTCTGCTTTCTTCTTGGCGATGAATGTGGACATGGCTTCCTCATTGACTGAGAGGATCGCCCTGTTCTTTTTGTTGGAGTGAGCGATTTTAGTCTCGTCGATAGCATCGAAGAGAGTTCCGATCTGCTTTCCTAGATCATGTATTTCTTTCCCTGCGGATACACCCGCCTTCACAGCAGAGAAAGCCCCCATCATAACGGTGACTGGGTCCATATGCCTTACCTCAATGGATTAGTGGGGTGATGTAAGGTGAGTTGAGATATGGATAGGTTACATGAGTTCCGTGGGAGGGTCGTCCTAACCGATGACAAGACCTGAGAATGCCCGACCGAAGCGGGACTTTGCCTCGTCTTCACGTTGCTGGGTCGTAGCCAAAGTCTGAGCATCGCCCTGGGAAGATGTTCCAAGACGTGCCAGGATGCCGAGCTGGGGCTGCGTCAGACCTGAGACAGCTTCAGGGTCGCCAGACTGGTGAGTTGCAACGTACATGGGCATGCGATTGTTCGCGAACCATGACTGGAAGTCTTCTGTTTCGCCTTGTGATAGGGCGCGATTGAACATCGCCTGCTCCATCATAAGCTGCTGCGGCGTTAGCATACCTGCAAATTCGCGTCCTGCTGCCGCAAGGGTGTTCGATCTTGTTTGGTCGAGAACACCTTCGACTGAAGAGCTAACGGGAAACTCAGTGTTTGACGAGGAGGGCGGCCCCTCCAAGGGGCCAACCGACTGCCCTTCGGTTAGTGCCACAGACATGCCGACGTTCGGGCTATCTTCTGCGGGGTTAGAGCCAAAGAGTGCGATGGCGTTTGAACGATGTCCAGCCATCTGATTGTTCACCTTGTCCGCGACAGTGCCAGGAGCGCCTCCGCTGTTTGCGTCTGAGCGATTGTGAAGACCTGGTGCGCCTGCATTGATGGCACTGTAGATGTCCATCATGCTCATGCCAGGGGTGACGCCTGCGTTACGGAGGTAAGAAACGATTGCTCCGTCCTTGCCAAGCTGGCTTGAGATGGCGGCTTCTGAAGACGAGAAGTCTGCGCCGTGTTGCTCTGCTTGAGGCTCGCCAAACTGTATGAGGCCACGATGCTGCCCCCACTGAGTTGTTGGGCCGAGCTTCATAGGATCGAAAGTACCGCTAGTCTCGTAAGAGATAGCAGTTGCGAGGTCGATTGGGTTGATGCCAAGCTCGATGGCCGCCTCTTCGATACCTGATCTCAGACTTTCACTGAACGCCATATCACTTCTTCTTTTTCTTACCCCAGTTGTTCTTCATATCAGCATACGCCTTTGCTGAGACGGTAGACTTTGACTTAGGTCTGCTCGTTCCAGCCTTGCGGCGCTTGTTGATGTTGCGAACTAAACTCATCGCTTTGCTTTCTTGGCAGCCATTGCCACCATCATCATTGCTTTCTTCTTCTGCTCTGGCGTCATGCGCTGAAGCAGCGCCTGCGCTGCGGCAGCCTGTTGCGGCATACGACGACGTGCTGATTTCTTTTTACCCATCATGGTGACTGTCTCCTATCGACGCATAGATTTCTGACGACCCAAGTAGATTGGGGTGCGAGAAAGTGAAGCTCCGAACTGTGTCGCTACTGGCGACTGCATTGGGCTACCACCGTTAGTAATGACTTCGTTCTGTTGCTGATATTTAGGGGACATTGATCGTGTGCCGAACACAACTCCCCTTGATTTCGTATTTCTAGCCATTGCTATCTCCTACGTTAGTTTACTTCGCCCATCTTGACGGGCGCGATTACCTTCGAAGCGATTTGTTCTCGCCACTCGATATAGATTTCGCGTCTTCTATTCACACAATCCATATCCTCTGGCCCGAACTTCCCGTAATATCCCGCCTTCCTCAGACGGTCTGACGCAAAGACCAGACGCCCTAATGATTGCACAATTATCACCCCGTAGTCGTCCTCTATGAGACCTTCGAAAGAAGGGAGTGCATTATTTTCCTGTGCCTCTGGGTGAAAACCCATTACCCACATGCCAAAGTGGTTCTCATTTGCTTCGTTTACCCATGAGTTAAACTCGTCTGACGTCATGTCGTCCCATCCAGTCCACAGGATTATGCAAACCCTCGGATCATCATGGTCGAGAACACTTTTGATGCTGACAACATCTTCGAGACTGTTTGTTATGTGGAGATCGACAAGCCCAGAGTTGAAGGCTTGCTTAGCGAAAGGACAGGGGGCAAGTCCGTTGTAGGCGTAGTTGGGTTTTTCCACCACGTCTTCGGACCACTTGGCAAAGTCCTCGATCAGAACTCTGAACTCATCGAGAAACTCATCATCTTCATCTGTATATTCCATACAGACAGTATCGTTCTTCACTACGGTCCTGTCGTCCCCTGGGTGTATCCATGATACGCCAGGAACGCCTTGTAGAAACGAAGGAAGTCGTCAAGACGCATGAGGCACAGACTTTCCCCAGTCTTCTGTCTTGATCGCCTGTTGATAACTATGGCGGCGTCTGGTGATCTGGTCTTTTTTATATTGGTCTCGGCTTGCGCGAGAGCTTGATGGAAATTGAGGCGTTCTACACGCTTGGCCTCAACAAATAATGCTGGAGTTCCCAAGAGGTCTGCGCCCCCCGCCATTCCTACCTTCCCGCCACCCGATAAGGGTGCGCGGGAGGTCTCGATGCCCGCTTGTTCGCTTATATATTTTGCAAGCTCACGCTCGTAAGCATCGCCCTTCCTTTTGGCTGATGTTGTCATTCTGTATATCCCAAATCTTTTCTACATGAGCGGCAAAAATACCAGAACCTTGGACGCAGTTCGGCCTTACCGCAACCCATGCAGGGTCTGTCCCAAGTTTTCGCTTGGTTTTGTTTGGGTGCGACCTGATACTTGGCCCCGTCAAAGTCCTGAAGCCCCTCTCGAACAAGGATGCGCTTCAGCGTGTCAACACAGCAGCCTAGCTTATCTGCCATGTCAGGATAAGAGTGAGAGTTATGGTTATGTCTGAGCCAAGCGAGGTCGTCTTCAGAGACGGCTACTCTCTTTGGCAATTTCTTCACCTCGCACAACGATTTACAGTGCGAATGTATAACGAGAAATACTATATAGTCAACACCTTTAGGTGTTAATAGGTGTTGACTTTCCAGTCAAAGAAAGTAAAATCGACGCGAGGCGTTAGTCAGAGACAAGCGCAGGAGCGCTTGCCTCTGTCGCAAAGCGATAGCAACGACGAGGTTGACGACGTCAACTGCACTAAGTCGATTTTAGTCTTGGAAGTCTGAATGTCATCAAAGCAACAACTACTTGAAAAGCAGAGACTTTACGACGAGTGGAAGCGCAAGCGTGATGCAAATGTTCCACATGAAACACCCGAAGACACCCAAGTATATACAGATGTATCTACAGAAAAGTCCCCTGAATACGACCGCATCGCAGAAGAAAACCGCCGCAAGTATCCAGAACTTGCGGCGTTTGTAGATGAAGTAAGAAAGGTTTTTCCTGGCGCTCGTGTGATATCAATCACACCTCATGCTCAATCCCAATCTCAAGCCACTCACGAACTAGACGAAGTGGTCGAGCCAACTTATCCGCAATGACTTCGGGAGAGTAGCCTTCCAATGCCATCTGCTTCACCCTCTGCTTCGTTGAACTACTGCTCACCACAATCTTCTCGTCTGTCCGATTATGCTGCGCATAACCGACCCACTGCACACGATCATGCAGGTCTGTCCACTCTCGGACTTTGCCGTAACGGATTTCCATCACCATGTAGAGGCGGTAATCAGGCGGCAGCTTCGCCTCTAGCCGAGGCCAGATCGGATCGTCGTAGTTCGCATCATAAAGCCCAGCGTTTTGCTTGGCCGTGTCTTCATCTTTGAAGACTTGAGCAACCCTGATTTGTGTCTCCAGCACGGTGAGCTGGTTAGTTGAACCTGCCTCTCGTCCAACGCCATGCTCTGAGGGCTTGTTCGAGTGGTGAACCATTATCACAGACATGCCAGAGTTTCGCAGAGCAACAGCGAGCTTGTTCACTTTAGACCATTCGTCTGCGCTATTTTCCGCTAAGCCAGGATAGGCAGACCTAATCGTGTCGATGACGACGACGTCTGGTCCAGCGAACTTTATCCACTGCTGTAGCTCAAGGAGACCTTCCCTCATATGAAGGTCCATCTCTTTCTTGCCAATGAATGGCGTCCAGATGTTCAGGCGATCCTGTGTGTCTCCGTGCATCTGCCGCATTTCCAACAGACGTCTGGCAATCGTAGACATGCCCATCTCGAAGTCTAGGTACAGGCACTTAGCAGGTCTTCCGATTTCAAACGGACCAAAATATCTCTGGCCAGAACACATTGCAGCAATCGCATGCTGAACAAACATAGACTTACCGTGGCCAGAGTACCCGAACACCTGCACGATTGTGTTCTTTGGCAGCCAAGGCTCGATCAAATAAGTCTTCGCGTCAGCTTCTTCCATGAGCTTCTCAGCGTCACGCATCTGGATCAGCTTTCGGGCTTCCTGCTTTTCCTCAGTCTTCGGTGGGATCAGGTCTCTACTGTATATATATTCTCCCGCATCGCTGAACCTCTCTGGGTGGTTGCGCCTTTCGGCTTGCTCCATAGATTGGACAGTTGCCTCGAACTCTCTAGCATCGAGAGCTTCCTCGAAGAACTCACGCATGAAAGCATAGCCACGCACTCGCAATTCAGGGCCAAAGTACCCTTCGAGAACGCTCTCGCTAATGTATCGCATCACGCGCTCGTTGCGCCCATTCCCCAAACCGCTTGGTATTTTCTTGGTAGTTGGGAAATGTTCCATCACAAACTTAACAGTGCGATCCCACTCACTGATGAACTCGTCTTCATGTAGCGGCTCGATGTTTGATAGGTCTAGCTTAGAGAATGAGAACTCGTGGGTAAGTCTGCCTTCATCCTTCAGGGTCGGCTTCCAGTCTTTCCACATTGGGTAGTCGTCCCAGTCCATGTAGGGCGGCACATCCCACTTATAATTGTTAGAGGGCGGAAGTAGCGCATAGCTACCATCACCCCTGAAGTCTAAGCCATTTATCTTTGGCCAGTCTGAGCCACGGCTATTCACGCCTGCCCTTGGGCCACGTCTTACGCCGTCTTTTGGATGCTCGAAGTAAAGATGAACTCCTCGTTTTGTTTGCACACGAATAGGGCTTTGCATGCCCGCCTCCATGGCAGCTTCGAGAGCTTCTTCATTATCACAATCGACGACGACAACGCCGCTGATTTCCCCAGTAACCAGTGCGATGTCGTAGTCAGGCCATTTTGTCCACCAGTCTTCGACCTCTTCTGGGGTCGGGTGTCTGCTTTGAAATTCTGCCCATTTGATTGCGGGTCTCTTGTCACCCTTGATGGGGATGACACACCATCCCCTATCTAGGTATTCAAGAGCTGCGTCTAATTTGCTCTCCGTCATTGTCGTCTACCTCGTGAAAGTAAGAGTTAAGGTCAAGGTCAGGTTTGGCAGCAACAATGCGCTCAAGAACTTCACTGCTTATATAATGTCTCCGTATCCAACCATATGGCGCAGTCCGAACCACTCCCGCTATCTCAGCAGTCTTAGCCGCACCCCCAAGGTCGGAGACTAGGGCAGCAATGTTTAGTCTTTTACCCATTATTTGTCTCCTGCGTTGTTGACACCTTGTAGTATATATTATACAACTACACACAACGCAAGAACCAAACGTCAATTAGCTGGTAAACGCGAGGAGGAACCATGATAGAAAGCGACGAATGGAATATCGTTAGTTCCATAGGCAGGGCGACGCCCAAGCCAGAGGATCGAACGATAGCACTGGAAGAGATGGCTAAGCAACACCTAGAGGTGTCAGCAGATATAGAAAAACTCAAAACCAAACTCGAACAACTCGAAGGTGAGATGGCTCACTTGTTCCCACAAGAAGCAGGGGAACGCTCGTACACCACAGATACATATGAAGTCTTGTGCAACCGCACCGAAAGATGGTCGTGGGATAAAGACGAGCTTGAGAAAATCTTCGGAACAAATGAGCTGCCTGACTACGTCAAACGCTCAATGACCGTGGACAAACGCAAGTTCGTCAAACTTGCACACAGTGAGCAAGAGCAACTCAAGCATGCTCTCACTCGAACCTTAGACAAACCGAAAATCAAGGTAATCCCACATGTTTAATTTCCCAAAGACTTCGTCCATCACAAAGGATGGGCCAACTAAAGTGCTGCTCTATGCACACCATGGCTTCGGCAAGACTTATCAGTGTCGCTACTACCAGAAGCGTTACGGGCCAGGTCTGATTATCTCAGGCGAAAGCGGCCTCAAGTCTGTAGAAGACGTTGATATTGATTACGTTCCGTTCTCTTCTTGGGATGGCAATCACGACCCAGAGAGTGGATCATTCAGCTACCGTGGCATTTGCAATATGATTGTTAAGGCAATCAAAGAAGGTGACTTCAAGTACAAGTGGATCGCAATCGACAGTATCACTGAGCTTGCAGAGCGTCTTGTCGAACACCTCGAAGAAGAACACAATCACAACAACAACGCTTTCCAAA